GCCGAGATTGTCGCGGTTCACGCCGCCCACGCGCTCGATCATGCCCACGTCGGTGCTGAACTGCGCCATGTGGGCCTGATCCATGCCCCGGTCCATGTTGAATTCGATGCTGCCGATGCGCCCCTGCTTGACCGGGATGATGGCGTCCGGGCGCGCCACCTCGTCGGCGAATTCCTCGACCGTCATGCTTTCCGACAGGGCGTCTTCCTCGATTACGACCTTGTTGGACGACAGGATTTGCAGCGCCTTCGATGCGCGTTTGTTGATGCTGTCCTGAATCGGGCGCAGGTTGCGCACGAAGCCATAGGGCATGCGGTCGCGGCCACGGCAATAGCACCAGATCGGGGTCAGCGAGAAGGTGTTATGGCGGTAGATCGATGGCGCATCGTAGATCAGTTCACTTGGGGTCAGGATGGCGCGGCGCATCCGCATCATCATCTTCTTGACCTTCGTGGCGCGGCCCGATTCGACTTCCTCGACGTGGCGCGGGTCGTTTTCATCGAAGATTTGGCCGTTGAACACGCCGCCGCGCAGCTTCTCGACCTCTTCCGGGTTGCGGTACTCGCACTGAATCAAGCGCACACGGCGGCGCTTGAATTCGACCATGTGGTGGCTGGTCTGGGTGTCGCGCTCGGCCTCGGCGAAGTCCATCGCCACGTCGCCGTCGAGCATGTTAATCCCGCCCAGCACCGACGATTCCTGAACAGAGTTCTTGATTTTCTCTTCTGCGCCTGGCAGGTGTTTGAACATGGCGATTGCCACGTCTTCGTCCACGAAGCGCACGCGGAACAGATAGCGCCAGTCATCCTGGCTGAGACGACTGCCCGCCGAATCCCACAAGACGTTACGCCACGACTCGGAACCCTCGAAGATCGGCTCGCCGTCATCCTCTTCCTGGTAGCCGCATTCGAGCCAGCCGACACCGACCTTGCCCGCGTCCTCGAATGCCGCCGAACGGTGAAACTGGATGCGGTTCACATCCGACAGGTACTTCATGTATTTCGACTTGCGCTCGGCGGCTTGTGCGTCTTCCTTGCCGCGCGGGTAAATCTTGTCGTCGGTGCGACCGCGCTTCTCGGAACCGAAAATCCAGTTCAGCGACACGGCTAGAACGTTGTAGGTGGTCGGCGGCTGGCCGCGCTTCTTGAATTCTTCCAGTTCCTCTTCGGACAGCTGGATGCCGTCGTAGTAGTCCTCGTCCAGCGCCTGTTCGTAGCGGTTGTCTGCCTGGCGCTCCAGCTCCTGGCGGTAGAAGGAAATCAGCTTGGCGTGCAGGTCGCGCTCTTTCTGCTCATTGGCCTGCTGTTCTTCCGACTTCTCGGCGGTCGGCGGCTCAGCAGCCATGCCGCGATCTTCGGGCGCGCCCTTGACGACCTTATGGCGTTTCTTGTCTAGAAGGTCAATTGGCTCCAAGGGCGTTTCTCCGGTTCAGTTCAGGCTTGCGCCAAGGGTTGATGGTCCAGCACCTGCGCCGAATGCGTACGACCATCGATGGTGTACGTTGCATCGGCGACAATGATGCTTTGCGTCGGGTTCGGCGGCATCTTAACAAGGTCGCCGATGTGACTGTGGATCAGCTCGCCAATTTTGTGGGCGTTGCTCATGCAGTCGTCCATGCCCAAAAGTCGGGCGAAATTCATGCTCGCCATTGCGAGGTAAGCCGGTTCATTATATTGCCAGATGGAACTTAATGCTACACAACAGGGGCGGAAACCGCCTTTTCTGCGGTAGCGTGGCAGGATTGCGAGACATGGCTCGTAGTCCTCTTGCGCCTCATTCATCACCCACGTTCCTACGCACACCAGATCGCCGATGGCTCGGACAAAATGATTGCGGGTCAGGTCGAGGGCGGGTTTGCGGGTTGGTGCGTTCAATTTTTTCTCCTAGAGGGTGAGCGTATCGATGCCCATTCCCGTTGCGATGTCGTAGATGCTGGCGATTTCGATAGCCTCTTTGGCGCTCTTGCCAAGGTGCATAGCAGCCATGGCGAAGTCTCGCCCGCTTCCGAAGGCCATGAATCGATCTTCTAATGGCTCTGGATGCGGAAGGCCCGCGCCACTCCACACGAATAAGCCAGCCTTCGTCACTTGAATGATGTTGCCGCAGCTCTCATCGTCGGGCGCTTTAGGCCATTCGCTCGGGTTACGCGATCCCTCAAACCATTTCATAAGCGCTTGGCAATGGATGCCGCCACCGCTCATTGCAAATAGCTCACCACGGATGCGGCGAATCTTCGTCACGGTGCGAGCCATTCCATGCGATGTACTTTGCTTGTCGGCGGCGAGAGTGACACCATCAAATGCAATGGTCGTCATGGATACACTCGATACATCACATAGACCCATGTCGCAATACCAAGCCAAGCGAGAACTTTCATAGTCACCCTTGCTCTTTTCTGCCATTTATTGTGAGCCACACTCCATTGCTGCAAATCTTCGCTCATTCTCTTCTCCTTGGTTATCAGCTGGACTTCCAGCTTCGTTGTGGGCGCTTCCAGCTATCCGGCCCGTTCGAGACCTTGAAGCCTTGAGCATGCTGCCGCAGGGCGTCCGCCGCCTCGGTGTGAATATCCTTCAGCGGCTGGTCCGTAAAGGTCTGTGTCGTGTTGTTCCACTTCTTTTTGTACAGCTCGATGTGGGCGATGCCTTCCTTGCAGCGTTCTTCATCGAACCAGTAGGAGGCGAAAGCGTCGCGCACGGCGCTGATGCCGTGCTGGAGTTCGGCCACGACGGGTACGATTTCCAGGCGTCGAAGGCCCAGCTTTTCCAGCATCTGCTTGGGCGACAGGTTCTCCAGTTCGCCCTGGCGGACATGATTGCCGTCGTGCGGCAGGTAATGCGTGCCCCAGACGTAGTCGAGCTTTTGCATCTCCTTGACGAAGTGCGCATAAGGCTCGCCCCATCCCTCGATGAAGTTGATGAAGTGGTCATTCTGTCCGACGCGCTGGTGGAACCAGATCGCGGTACCGTCGCCGTGGCCGATGTCCCAGAAGGTATTGACAGGGATGCCTGGCATGTAGGGAACCTTGCCGATGCGCTTTTCCTTGCGGGCCTTGGCAAGCTGCACGGCGTAATAGGTGCCAGCGGTGGACTGCTGGAATGCTTCCTCGGGCGTGGACGGGTATTCCTGCCACATCTTCGAGTCTTCGCCCGCGAAGTCGTTGTCGCGCGTGGAAATCCACCATGCGCGCTGCGCCGGGGTGATCGTCTTGCCGACCTTCGCTTCAAGCAGATCGAAATATTCATTGTCGCGCGCCGACAGGATGACGCCTGCCGGGTCGATCTGGTATTCATCGGCGTCATGCCATGGGAAGAAGTGGAAACGGTATTCCTTGGGCGTGAGCGCCTTCCCCTGGTGCATCAGCGCTTCGGCGCGCTGGCTCATCTTGAAGAATGCCCCGTCGCGCCCCTCGGCGGTCGATTCGATGAAGATCACGCCGCTATTGGGCACGGCTGGGATCGTGCCGGTAATGACCTCTTCGGCGCGCAGCGGGAATTGGGCGCAGATTTTTCCGAATTCGGAGATGTGCAGATAGTGGATCGTGTCCGAGCGCATCGACGTGCCCACCGTCAGCACCGAGCCGTTCGCAAGCTCCATTTCGTGGGCGTTGCAGGTCTTGAGCGGAACCGATGCCTTCAGGATGTCGGGCAGGCGGTCGTATGCGAACTTGATCTTCTTGAACACTTTCAGCGCCGCGTCATCCGTGTGCGCGATCACGCCGCAGCGCACGTTGGGCGTGAACAGGGCATAGTCCAGGAAGAGAATCTGGATCAGGGTCGTGTTGTGTGACACGAAACCTTCGGCAATATAGGTTCCAGTTGAAGTTTGCAGATCGATCATCGTCTGCTCGCCCAACTCTTCGATGTGCGTGATCTTGGCCCAGCCAACATCACCATTGCGCTTGCCTGGCAGGCCCTTGCCTTCCCAGAAATGACGCCCAAGGAAGCGAATAGGGCGGGTTTGGCCTATCAGCCGAAACAACTCGTCCATGCGGCTGACGCACAGTTTATGCACTGCTGTCTTGCCGAACTTACTCTTGCGAACCGGCTGATCTTCTTCCGTACGGTAGTGGTAGCCACGCTGCGACAGGTACATCTCCATGCGCCCGAAAGCTGGGCCTTGCACCTGCGAGACATTGATTTCTGCACCACTACTGCACGGCTTCGCCATGCTTCCCTCGCCATCAAGCATGCCTCCCATCCAGCCGTCATCAAATGTGCGCTCGTCGCTCCATGGCTTGGCAACCCATCGCACATTCGTACCAACTTTGAGCTTCCCAACGACCTGATTTCCCTTGCCACTCAAGCTGCGCCATTCAGCACTAGTCCCCGCCTTTTTGGATAGCCATGGGTGCTGATCGGTACACGTTACGCTACGGCCATCATCAAAAGTGATGCGGTATGCCTTGCGGTGCACCTTGGCTGCTGCCCGCACAGTAGCGGTGCGCATCTTGCGCTCGGAGCCGCGCCCACCGGCAGGATGTTCATCGACAGCGACGATTTCCTGTCCGACCTGTAACGCGCCAATAGGAACCCAGCGCAAGTCAGCGGTGAGAACTCGCGTTGCAGGGTCGCAACAGAAGCCCAATTGGCGGGCTTTCAAAATTATATTGCGGTGATGCAGCCTTTTCAGAAGCCTTTTCTGGTATTGATTGGGCCTGAAGCGAACCACCAAACCTTCGTCGCCCTCGTCATCACTTTCCGTTTTAGTTTTGATCCAATATAAATTGGATAAGCGAAACATCGGGTCAGCAAGCGCGGAGCTGAACTGATCCTCGTCCATTTGGTCAATTGGCTGATAACCCAAAACTGCGCTCATTCATCATCCTCTGGATTGGCAACGGGCTTCAGCGTCTTCCCCGCCACCTGGCTCATGAGGATGGCGAGCGGGTTTTCTGTCTGCCCGCCATGATTAACATCAACTTTTTCACCCCACTTTCGCGGGTTCCATTTCGCTAGCAGCTTTAGCCGAGTTTCAATCTGAAGCTTGCGATGTCCAAGCATGTCGCCACGCTTGATCTTCATCCCGTTGGCGCTCTCTTCTACCTCTTCACCTAGCAGTGGCGTATCAGCAATCCGCATACAATCTTGGGCAATGGCTTCCTCGCCCATCTCGCGCGCGTATGCGATGCGTGCACGAAACTCTGGCTTTGCCTCCTGCCATGCGTACACAGTTCGCCAAGCTGGCATCCGGTCATCCCGGCAAATTTCGCGCAATGGTTCGCCATTCGACATGCGCTCGCAAATCTCATCAGCAACCTCTTGGGAGTAGCCGCTTCTTGATGCGGTTTCTTTCTCAGTTTTGCCTTTTGCTGCCATAATGTAGATGTTTTTGATTGTAACGTAGATTTCTTATGGAGGCTTGAGTGTCTGAATTCAAAAAACTACTGGCTCAGGCCGGTCTTACCAAAGCTGCTCTTGCGAGACGACTAAAGCTCAACGCCAGAACCGTCAGCGCATGGGGCAATGATCCGCCCCCGTACGCGACTGCCTATCTAGAACTGCTCATCGCCCATAACCGCATTGCTCCGTTGCCGTATGGTATCACTGAGAAGTGACTACATGCAATTAACTGGAGATTGCTACGCTTTAATGCCAGTTCATCAGGGCGTATCGCACAGCCAATCGCACTGGATTGCGTTTTGGCGCATGGAACTCCAGATACCAGGCCATAGTTGCGGAGTGCATAAGCCTTTTCCGCAATTCCTCTGTGCGGTCATGGCGCGATATGTTCTCCGGGAAGTGCGCCATCAGAACTTCGCCTGCGGGAAGGTCAGCAGCACGGCCTTGTCGATACTCTTCTGGTAAATGATGAAGCCCCAGATCAGGTAGGTGGTGGTAATGGTGGTGCGCAGGTCTTCGTTCTGGGTGGTCTCGACGGTCTTCTTCAGCATGGTGTTTTCTCCCTGGTGGTGTTGAACTTCTCTTCGATGAATGCTTGCAGCTGGGTGTCGGTGCGCGAGTCGATGTCGTCGGGCAGGAGCAGGATTGCTTTATTGGCACGCCTGACGATGAAGCAAAGCCGGTCTGGGTAGGTGCTCCAGGCGCGGATTTGCTCGATGGTGGTCACGGCGGGAATGATGCCTCGCCCGATTGCGGGCGGCGGTCGGTGACGAGCGGGACGCGGCAGCGGCGGTAGGGAAAGCCGCGCTCGTTGTAGATCGCCAGGTTGATCGTGCCGTTGTCGTTCACGAAGACGATCACGGCATAGTGCGGCTGCGGATGGTCGAGCAGCTTGTCTTCCTGCATCGGCCAGTAGTAGACGGAGCGCCCGACTTGGGGCATGTGCGGCTGGATTTCGCGGGCTGGCATGGCGTAGGATTCCTCTGACGAGATTGCTCAATGGTAATCCTTGCCACGATACTGTCGGGTTGTTTATTTACAACATATAATGAAAAAGCCCGCGCGCGGCGGGCCTTGGGGTGCGGCAGCGTACAGACTCAATCGGACGGCGGGGCTGGTAGGCGCTTCCAGTGCGTCACAGCCCCTTCGACCACATAGCAGCTCGAATACTCGCCCCAGTTGTCGATGCACTCCAGCCACCCAGCTTTGATGTAGAAGGTGTCGTCGTCCTCGTTGTATTCGGTCTCGCAGTCGTCGCCCTCGGCTTCGATCTGGAACTGACGTGCGTACTTGGCGCGGATCATCCGGCGCTTTCCTGCTGGCGTGACGTAGATCGCCAGGCACTCCCCTTCAGGAAGGCTGTCTTCGACCTTGATCCAGTCTTCCGCGCCGGTCAGTTCGTCAATCAGGCCGAGTACGAACAGGTGGAAGCTGTCGCGGTTGATGCCGTATTCGTTCTCGACCTGCTCCTTGTCGTACCAGTCCAGGGCGCGCTGGCTCAGTGTGCTGCGGTTACTGTCCATTTGCTTGCTCCTTCTCTGCTGCGATGCTTTGGTCGCAGAAGTCGTCCAGGTCGTCTTCGCCGCCAACCGTGTCCTGGTCCTTGAACTTGAAGCCCCACAGTTGCAAGTCCGCCTCGCGGTTCTTAAAGTGCTGGCGCAACTTGCGGTAACGGGCGGCGTCGATGGCGTCGATGTCTGTTTGCTGCGGCGGCCAGGTGCGTGGGGTTTTCAGGATATTGAAAATTTCCACGATTTCTTCGCTGATGGTTCGGCCTGTCATTTCTCGGACTCCTTCTCTGCTGCGATGAGGAAGTCAATTGCGGCGGCGCGCGATCCGTGCTTCATGGGGCCGTCAAATTTGAGCCACGCCGCCAGCGAACTGCCCTCGACAATATCCTGCGCGTGATCGTCAAAGAATCGCCAGCGCGCTGCGTCTAGTGCGTCTCGCTTGGGCTTGTCGGCTTCGTAAATCTGGCGCGCGACTTCGCGGTCCATCAGCGATGCGTCGTGGTCGAAGATCAAAACGTCCTCGCCCTTGATGGTCTCGACGCGGAATTTGACTAGTTCGTTGGGTATCTCGTAGCTCATTCCTGCTTCTCCTTTTCTCTGACGCCTTGCCGCCCCTTGCGGCGGTCGGCGAGCTTTCTTCTGTCTTCCATGCCCTCGGGTAGCGGCTGGTTTTTCTGTCGCCTGTCGAGGCCGGGCGATTTCTTGGCGCGGGCCTCTTGTATCTGCTGGTCTATCCTTGCCAAGTATTCTTCAAAGCTTTCGCGGTACATGGTCGTTTTCCTCGGGCAGATGTGCCAGGCGGGCCGCTGGCGGGCTGGTCTATTGTCCGGGTTTCCTTTCCTTCCGGCTAGTGTCAGGCAATCCTCCCTGTCAGCAATCCCATCCCCAGAAACAGCGCCAGCGTGAAGCCGACCGCGATCAGCAAGTCCTTGATCGTCTCGCGCCAGCCGATGGAGCGCGCCAGCATGGCGAGCAGCAGGAGCAGGACGAAAACGATCAGGAGCAGGCCCAGCACTTGTGCTTCGCTCATTTGGCGCGCTCCGTCATCATGGCGTCGGCAATCTTGTAGGCCATTTCGGCGAACTGGCGCGGCGATTCCTCACCGAGATGCGAACCATCAGCCAGCGCGCCAGAGAGCGCGCCTTGCAATGCAGCGATGGCGAAACTGTCGCGGATCGTCAGGCCGGTGCAGACCTGCGGTTTTTCGCCAGATGCACGACCTTGTGCGGTTGGTTCGATCACGACCGGGAATGCCGGGCCGCCCGTAGGCTTCGCGCCGCTCATTTCTCGCCGCCTTTCAGGCATCCAGCAGCGCGGGCGCGCTCCAGCATCTCGACGGCGCGCGGAGGGTTCGTGCGGCCGAGCATGAGATATTCCATGACTTGCGCCAGTTCCTCGGCGCTTGGCGGCTTTGGCGGATCGATGCGGGCGAGTAGGTCGAGCGCGGTGCATTCCCAGCTCGATAGGCTGACAGTCCCATAATTGCGCACCAGCGCAAGCAGTTCCTCGGCGTTCTGCTGCGCTGGCGTCATGGATGGGCCGGTCACGTAGCAGGTGCCGGTGAAGGTCATGAGTACGACGGTCGGCACGATGTCGTTGCACTCGACAACATAGGCATCGACCGAGCCTTCCACGCTCATGTTCCTGATTTTCAGGATGATGAACGCGCCGCAGTCGTAGTTCACGATGTCGCCAGCGCGCAACTCGGCGGGGCGCTTTTCGATGGTGCTGCTCATTTTGATTTCTCCTTTTTTATGAAAACTTCTCGATCATTCCCACGACGACGATGCACAGCGTCAGCAGCAGCATGCAGCGGCGCGCCGAGCGGTTCTGCTGCATCTGGCGGCGCTCGGCGTCCGTCAAGCCCAGCATCAGGCGCTTCATTGCGCACCATGGCGCTGCTTGGCGCGGCGCTCCAGCTCGCGGCTGTACTTGTTGCGGTAGCGACCGCTTTGCGCCTCCCACCACGATTCCTGCTCCAACTGCTCGTCCGTCATCGCCTCCAGTTCCGGCAGATCACGCCATGCCAAGTGCATCGCCAGCGCGGCCAGCGCGCACAGCACCAGCAGGATTGCAGCTACTTTCATTTTCTCTTCTCCTTTTATCGCCGCGCACCATTGCGCTGCCCATGGACACAATATATATCAGATAAACTTATGACGCAAGATATTTTCATCGTGTCGTGCGAGCAGCGCAACAGGTCACTTCCCTTCTTCTCCTGGGTGCGCAGGAGCGGCCCGACGCTGTTGTCTTGATCTCTTGTCTTCTTCATGCAACTCAACAGCCACTTGAACGATTGCACTCCGCAGAGCAGCCATCCCATCATCACCCACATTTTCTTGGACCGTTATTTCTCCTTTGTAGATCGTCACCGCTTCAAGCGAGAAGTAAATCCTCATGGATAATTTGCATGCCAAGAAAACTGCGTCGCAAACATCCCAAACAGGATTCCAAGAGCTGCATTGATCGGCCATCGGATTCCTCAAAACGAAGGTGCCTTGATCCCACTTTCCTTTGATTCCAGCGACTTTTGCTGACGCAATAACCATATCTTTTTCGTTCATGATTTGCCTCTTAAAATATCCCATGCTGCTGCCGCCACTCTTGGAACCTGTCCGTTTCCAACGGCTTTAAGTCGGTCCACCCGATGGGCCACCCCATTACCCATTCGGTCCACGTCGGGTTCGGTCGGCCACCCACGATATCGTTGATGGTTACTTGCCTTTTTGAGCCATCCGGCCGGCGATTCGTCTTGTTCGTTGACGCCCCCCTCGCGCCCATGCTGGCGTCCGGAGTCGGCAAGAATCCAGATTCTTTCTCTCTCGTGCGGAGCATCGGTGTGGTGAGCGCCCAGCACTCCCCATTGCGCATCGAACCCCATACCGGCCAGGTCTCCGAGAACTCTTCCGAGTCCCCGAGAAGTGAGCATTGGGGAGTTTTCCACGTAGACGTATCGAGGTTGAACCTCGCGAACGACCCGCGCCATTTCGGCCCAAAGTCCGCTTCGCTCGCCATCGAGTCCAGCGCCCTTTCCCGACGCGCTGATATCCTGGCACGGAAAGCCGCCCGATACGACATCAACAATTCCTGCCCATGGTCTTCCGTCAAAACTCGTAACGTCAGACCAAATAGGGAATGGTCGGAGGCATCGATCGTTTTGTCGTTGCGCCAAAACTTGTGCTGCGTAGGCATCACGTTCAACTGCACAGACGGTTGTCCACCCAAGCAGCTTGCCACCGAGAATTCCTCCACCAGCACCTGCGAAAAGAGCCAGCTCATTCACGCATCCTCCCCGGCTTTCGCCTCTGATGGATGCACCTGGCAGGGCCAGCGCAACGATCCGTCTCCGCTTGGGCAGGTGCAGGTCTTCGCCTCTGATGGATGGGAGGGAGCGGCAGCGAGCATCGCGCGCCACGCCAGCACACAGGTTCCGCGCCCGTTCAGGGTTGCATCGCCTGCCTTGACCATCTCCAGGGTCGGCGTGATCGGCACTACCTTCGTTCCCGGAACAGCGGGAGTGGAAGATGCGCGGCGGGCGAGCATTGCGGCGATCTCCTGCGCGACGAAGTATTCCTTCCCGATCTCGATAGGCGGCTTGCTCTGCGCGCGGTTCCATTCGAGCACGCAAAGCTGGAGGTCGATCTTCTGCTGCACCTCTTCTCGCGCATCCCCAGCAGGTGCCCGGTCGCCGGTATCGGGTACTGGTGCAGCGACCCTTGCCAACAACGCTTCAGCGAACTCTTGCAGCTCGCCAATCTGCCCCGATGGGCAGTAGGCGAATGCCATGTCCTGAATCTCGTTACGTGACAACTTCGGCGCATCAGCAGCTGCTGCTGCCTTGGTGGCAGCGCGGTAGAGCGGAAAAGGTTTGAACTCGGGCGCCCATGTGCATTCCGCGCCCCATTCGACATCAGGCGTTTCCATCGGAGTGTGATCAAGGTTGAGCGCGCAGGCCCATGCTACCGGCTCGCCTTGTTGCGCTCGATCCGCCCCAACTGCTACAGAATCTGTAGTAGTTCGATTTGCACCATCGCCGCCCTCCGCGCGGCACCGGGAAGCCAACTCATCGGCAAATACCGGGTTGCATTTGCCGTCGCAGTATTGCGACAGGACGCACCGGCAGTCGCCGTAGTGATCGATCTTGCGCGGCTCAATGCCCATACCGTCACAGTGGTGACACTGGTAGTTCTGGCCTTCGCAAACAGAGCACGGCGCTTGAGTCTTGCGCCATGCCGGTTCCGCGCGCAGGGCGGAATCACACCCCTCCTGCTGCTGAGTATTCTCGGGGCGCTGCGCTCGATCCGCTTCTACAGCAGCACGGGCAACTGACAGGTATTGGTCGAGATCGTCAAGGCTCAGGTTGATGCGCTTGCCGGTGTTCTCGGCAATTATCCGCAGCAACTTCTCGGTCGGCAGCGGTGGCAGCGCACCTTCTGGTACAGCAGCGGCAGGAGATGCGCGGCACCCTTGCCAGCCGATCCATTGCTGTGCGCGGTCGGCAGGCGTGTCGCAGTAAGGAAGGCGCACGCGCGCCACCCACGATTCAAACTCTTTGCGCTCGGTGCTCATGCATCCCTCCGGGTGTCCGTGGTGTCCTTCGGCTGGGCCGGGGCGGGAATGGGCATCCAGTGCGTTACCGCTTCACCGTCGCCGTGCGGGCTGCTGTAGCTAGTGAAGTAGTCGCCCACCTCGCCGTGCTGGGGCACGTACTCTCCCTCGGTCACGATCTGCCCGCGCCACTCGCCCGACGTACCATCTTCATACTCGCCGTAGCGCACGTAATCGACCGTGACCAGAATCGGCGTGCGGCCTTTCGGCTTGCGATCATCCTCGACGCTGATCCACCCGGCTTTCTCCACCTCTCCTGATGTATGAGTGGTGGAGATTGGTGCGCGGCCTCCGAGCCATTCCATGCGCTCGCTGAAGTCTTCTCGGCTGCGATGGTAGAAGACATCGGGCTTGGTAGTGTCGCGGTACACGACGATGCTTTCCCCGCGCTTCGGGCCCGCGCCGTTGGAATAGCCGACTAGCTCATATTCGCCGCCCTTGCCCTTGCAGGTAAATACTTGAACAGCCTTCGCCACCTCTCCCGCAGTCGGAATGCCGGTAGCGGGTACTTGTGCAGCGCGCAAGTCGGCCAATTTCCCGGCGACGTAGGCGATCTGGATGGGCGTCAGCGTGATCGGTGCGGTGGTGGACCAGTCTGGCAGCGCCTGGGCCTGCTCAACCAGATCAAGCAAATGCGCAAGGCTCACTTTCGGCGCATCAGCAGGTGCTGCTGCCTTAGTGGCGGCGAGCAACTGGTTGGCGATCTTGCAGACACTGGCAGCGTTGCCGGTCGCGCCAAAGTCTTCGAGCGCGGCAGCGGCGGCGTGCAGGTCAAACCACCATTGCGGCTCGGTCTCATCCGGCAGTTCCGGCATCTCTCCTTCGCTTACTGAGGAAGTGGAGCGGCGAGCAAGGGC